ATATCGTTAACCGCAGAATCCTTGCTAGCGATCGCTAGTCCTGATCCTGCAGGCTCGTCGGCTTCTTCGTTCTGCGCAGCATCATAATCGATCTCATCGAATAGCTCAGACTTGAACCCAGACAGAACACCATGCATAGGAACACCATCGATAACTCCTCTAGCCTCAAAGGACTCAAAATAGTTCTTGAGCTCTTCCCTAAACTTGTGGAGAGGGAGCTTGTGCTCGATTAGCGCCTCGGTACAGTATGTCTTGTACAGAGAATATGCCCGCTTCAGCGAGATGCTACCTTCGAATTCAAAAGAATCTCGGTAGTTGTCAACAAAGTTGAACATGACGTCCGTGCTGAACATCATAGTTGTGGGCCTATACGCATCGTAGTAGGCATGCCCCATCTTCAAATATACCTGAAGACAGTGGTTGGCAATCGCGCCAAGCTCGTACTTGATCCGCTCGATCAGGTCATTGTACTCACGCCTAGGAATCAGATTCCCAGTTGGGTGAATGTCGATTACTCGACGTAGAAGTCCCGACATGGCGTCTGAGATCTTCACAGTCTTGTTTGTGCCCATAAATAGAACAGCATTAGGGCGCATGGTGTACATTGGCTTGTACTTCTCATTGACCTTAATCTTCTCGTGAGAGACGATCGAGTTCAACAAGGAGTTGTCAGAAATGCGAGACAGATCACCGTCATGCTGAATTGCAACGAGCGGGTTGGTCGCAAACGCGCTAGCACTGAACGCCGAGTCTGTTCCAACCAATGCCTTAGCGTCAAATATCGCGTAGTATCCGTCGAAGAGTTCTTCAATGATGTCCATGACAGTAGACTTACCAGAGCCTGGCTTGCCGTAAAATACCATGAACTTCTGGATCATGTGCGTTTCGCCGGCCAGAACAGCACCAATACCCCACTCGAACTTCGCACGTTCCTTAGGCGAATATAGCGTGGACACCAGCTTCTCATACGCTTCCGGAACGTCTTCGCGTAGATCATACGGAAGCCGCTTTGATGCGTAATCTTCACGAGTCGTCTCTTGTGACGCGAACGTCAGACGACTATCGAGATCAACAGAGTTGTCAGGCAGGTTTCGAATATAGGATTGAAACTTGTCCCAACGGCCTGTGTCGTTACTCCGAAGGAGAATTGGTGATGCGCCATGTTCTTCCGCGTATGCGATCACGTCGCTGTCCACCAAGTGGCGCAGTAAATATGCATCCTGCGACCATAGGCCTCGCTGCTGATCCCAAACGGCATGGAACGTCTTGGCGCGCACCATCAAGTCTTTGGACTTCACGATCTCAAAGTCGGCATAGCACTTAGACTCGCCGGTCTTAAGGTTAGTCTTAGTCGCCAACCTATAGAAGTCCATAGTCTCTCCTTTCTAAGAGTTCTCGATGACGTACTCGTTCATCTGGTACCATAGTTCCATGTTCCGAACGTCATACGGCGGCTTTCGTAGTGGGAATAGCCCACCAACACCCTTTTCAGAGTATCGGTGGTACATCACCCGGTCAATGGCGCTGTTTACGTAGGCCTCCGTTGTCGGCGTAGACGCGAACCCGTCGTCTGTAATATGATCCAGACCAACGTTTCGCATCATCTGCCAAAAGCAGTTACCCACGCCTGTGTTGTCAATTACGGATCCTCCGCTTACATAATCCATACGCTTCGCCAGAGCAATCAACATCTCAAGAACGGTGCACGATTCGAATATGAACCTCGATCCCTCCCAGCTGCCCCACTCATCGCAGAACTCGTCTCGAAGAGCCAGTCCATCACTCTCGCGATTCTCATCGTTCACCAGCGTGCTCTCAAAAGCTCTTCGGTGAAGAACTTCAGCTAGCAGCCAATGACTATGGGAGGGGTTAAGGTCTGTCAACGCCCCAATGTGCGAGTATAGCCACCGAAAGTATCGCTCTTCGATTGCGTACTCAGAGCTAGTCACAGCAAGCATAACCCCTCCCTAATCACGGAATGAATATCCCTATTCTTCATCCTTCACCTTCGGGACTCGCCGAGGCTTCTGGTCTCGAATCCCAGCAAGAACCTCTGCGTATGGACGCTCGCAAAGCGCGACCTCGAGATCCAACTTCAGCATAGGGTTGCGAATATGAATCGGTGAGTGGTTATCAAGCTGCCACAGGCAGTCGCCAGCAATACCAACCTCCGGGAAAGGCTGGTGCGTAGAGTCAGCCAGAATATCATCGAGATCGTAGTAGATCAACTCAAGCTGCCTGTAGCCCTTGTCGTTTCGATCGTACTGAGACTTCTTGATGAGGAACGGTTCGCCTTCGAAGTCAGGGTCGTCAAGCTCGGCTGGATATGCTCCGTCAAGCTCGATCTCGTCGTCTTCATCCTCGTCGTCTTCAGCCTCGTCGTAACTCTCCAACGAAATGTCGGGGGGCTCGATGGCACTCTCAATTTCGTAGGTGTCGTCCTCTACGACAACGTACCCAAGTGCCTCTGCAAGCCCGGCAGAGACCAAGGCTTCAGTCTCAGCCTCAGAATATCGGGGCTCTGACTCTGCCTCCTTCTCCACGCGGCTTTGGTAGTGATCCTTAACCTGCTGAATTTCAACCTCGGTGCGGTGACGGGAGACCTTCTCCCCAATCAGAACGCCTGCGCCGACGCCCAAAGCAAACCATAGCGCAGGATGCGCCAAGATATGGCGGTAATTAATCTGCATCTTCATAGTACTAGACGCAGGTGTAAAGCCACGGGAAATCCAAGCAATCCTGCTCAAATATCCCGCAGCCCAGAGCCTGCAGCCCCTCCCTCCTTCAAATCAGATTGTAGATCAGGCCCTGAACGTTGAAGTCCAGGAGGATCGAGTTCTCGTGGCCATTGACGAATGCACGGCTCCGCTCGTTGCCGACACGGAAAATGCCAAAGTCAATGTAGTTGTCGGACTCATCGTCCTTGTTCAAGACCCAGCCACAAACTGCGCCTGCCTGGGAGTGCGGAATACCAAGGCCCTTGTAGACCTCGTTCAGGAAAACATGCCCGCGAGAGCGAAGCATGTCGTTCCAGTAGCTCTGCTGCTGCTGAAGGAACAGCATGTTGTACTCCGGGTTCGGCTCCCACGCAGGGCAAGTCTCGTCGAAGAAGCGGGCGTAAACCGAAATAGCTTCCGGATCGTCCTGCTTGATGACTACCTCCTGGACGTTGCCGTCCTCATCCGTGGTCTGAACCACCTTCTGGTGGCTAGCCTGCGCCACGCGATCAGAAATATCCCGGTCGTACTCCTCGCCGTGCTCCTTGCGGATGGCCTCACGGTACTGGTCGTAGCTGTACTCCATGACCTTGTACGCTGCAACCATGGCGAGCTGGCGGTTCTTCATGATCTTGTGGCTCGTCATGAACGACGTGCAGGCAAGAACCCCGAAGGTCAGCGTGGGCAGATACAGAGCGAACATCTCACCAGACGTCGTAGCCCAGACCTTGGCTGTCTCCTTCGCGATGGTCTTCTCATCGAGACCCTCAGCCTCATTGATGACGTCAATCTTCTGCTCGTGGTGATCGAGAACCTCGTTGACCTTGAGCGTTGCGCGGATCGCCGTTGCAGCGACACCCACAACCGAAATAACGCCAACACCAATGAGAATCTCAGGTGCGTGCTTCTTAAAGAGAAGGCCCACTCGTCCGAGGGCCCTCGTGGTTTTTACGGGAATGTGTACCATGATTTTAGTCTTCCTTATGCGTGTCAAGAATATACTGGATGCCATCTAGGTTACCAGAAAGTGTCTGAATACCAAAGATGGAGAAGTCGAGAGCAAGACCTTCACGGTCTCTAGTCTCCCGCATGAGAATGCCTTTGGCCTCTCCGATACTCAAGGTGTGGTGCGTTCCGTCTTTGAAATATACATCGACGGTAACCCGCTGAACCCCATCCGGGGTTAGTGGTTCTTCGAGTGGTTCATGCTTGTGCATCAGTCAATCACAATCGGTCTCGGGAGATCTAGAATATAACCACCGCGAACGCCGCGAACCGAAGCAAGTGCCAGGTCGCTCCAGCCCCACTTCTGGTCGGTGTAGTCCGAGGTCACCCCTACAAGGTCGTAGAGGTCGCTGACGGTAGCCGTGCCGTAATTATCAACCAACCCAATGAGCCGGTCAATAACCTCTTCGGCCTCTCCGCGATTTTCGATCAGGATCTCGTCAAAGGCATGTGTCTTGCGAGCCTGATTGCTAATGGCGGTTGGACGGTCTCGATCTCTATCGCGGTCCCTGTTTCGATCTGAGTCACGCGACTTGCTTGAGTACATCGAATCGTACGAGGTGTAGCCCGAAGGACCATGGCGCCTGCGAGGTCTGCTGTCGCCCCATAGGAGGCGCTCGAATCCATCTCGAACCATCTCGAACATGAGATTTTTAACGCCGGGCACGACCACGTCATAGGTCAAATATGTCCAGACAGAGCCCACGTCGTCCGAGAGGAAGTTCTCGCGGAATCGCTTGGTAATTGAGCGACGCCTGCGGTGGGCCCCACCTGCTACTACGCTCTCGAGCTTTGGGCGATCCTCAGAAATATCATCAGTCTCGCTGCCCATATTGGGCTTGACCTTCTGATACTTCGACGCTTTGCGCTCTCGCTCTTCTCGGGCTCTGCTACTGTTGTTGGGGTACTCAGGTACTTCGGCCATTCACAGCCTCCTTAATGCGAAAAAATAAAGCCCTTGGCTACCGGTAATACTTTCTAGGGTAGCCAAGGGCTTTTGATGTGTGTCAGTCGTCTTCAGAGACGATTTCGCCATCGATGATCGTTGGGTCTTCCTCAGCAGTCGCGGCTGCGGCGGCGACCACGTCCTTGAGATCCCCGGCGAGGTCGTTGAGCGTGACGATCGCTTCCCGAGTTCCGTTCGAAACGGCCGATGCGACCGCCACTGCCACACCCCACTCACCAGCAGCCCAGAGGACCTCGTCCTTGGGGGAGAGTCCTTCCGGCTTGATGGCGGAGGTGGCAGTCTTGATGATCTTTCGGGTTCCGAGCATGGTCGGGATTGCGATTGCCAGCTCGACGACACTCGCGGAGAGTGCGACGTAGGGCCGCTTGATGGCGGCCTTGACTGCGTTGGAGTTGTACTTCTCGAACATGATGTGATTCCTTTCTTGGGGGACTGATTCCTTCTACCATAGTGCTGGTAAAACCTACGAACGTAGGTCAGCCAGGATCTTCACCTCTGGCTGCTCGGAATGCCATCAGTTGTACGGGTATACCTTTGGTGGGTATGCGTAGTCGAGTACCAGCACCGGCGTCTTATCGTTGGCGACCATCGCACGAATATCCAGCTCGATGATCCTATCGGGCGTCCACCCGAGGCCATCTCCGATTCGGACCTGATCCAGACCGATCTCAGAATATAGCTCATTCAAGCTCATCCATGTATCGCACAGCAGCCGCTGGTTGACTCGGTTCACCGCACGGTTCAGGTTCTCAACGTCTGACTTGAAGTACCGACCCGTCCAAATATCGTAGCAGAGCGTAGGGCCGTTCTCCATTACGATATCGGTGTCCGTGTAGTCGTGTTCAGAGACCTTCTTCTGGGCAATCCCATCTCGGATCTTGTCTACGACGTCCTTGCCAGCGTGCTCTTCCGTAGCCTCTGTGAACTCGTTGAGCGCCGCCTCGGCGAGAGAATATGCGCCGATTGCCAGGGCCAGCCGCTTGGACTGGATCCGATTCGCCATGACGATGGCTGTGATGGTCATTGCGCCACTGGAGACTGTCGGGAGCCAGATCTTCCAGGTGAGCTTGGCCTTCGTGAGAATATCAGGAGTCTCAACCGGCTGTTCAGCGTCCTGATCGACGTACTGATCAACAATCGCCTTTGACCTCTGCGCGGCCTTAGCCGCCATAACAGTGGTCGTTACTACGCCTACGACAGCAACCCCCGTAAGGATGGCTGGCGAATGCTTCTTGAGAAGCCCGCTACCTGCGAGCACTAGACTTGTGATTCGGTTCATGACAAATATGTCCTTCAGTCATGGGTGTTGTCGGTGTCGTCGTACATGGTAGTTCCTTTCTGGTCATTATAAGCCATGTAAGGAATGCGAAAAGAGAAACCCGTTGTTTAGACGGGCTCTCTTTTGAGATTACTTGTCGATCGGGTACAGTTTGGCGGTCCAGCGAGTGAACAGCAGTCCGCGCTTCTCGGTGTAGACAACGATGAAGTCCGTCTCGGGGCCAGCGTACGCCTTGGCATCGGGGGACTCGGTGGTGGCGAGGATTCGCTTGAGCTTTCGACGCGTGCTCCAGCTCTGCTTGTGCGCAGGGGAGAAGCGGTCGTCGAAGGTCACGAGCGATCCGTCGTGCTCAACGGGCCCCCAGATGTTGGGGGTGAATACGGGCTCGAAGGTTCCATCTTCCTCACGGAAGAGGCGGCAGTACTGGGTCTTGGTGGACATGGTATTTCCTTTCGTAGTGGTTTCTGTTATAACGGCGGTTTAATATGCGAATGGAATACGAAAAGAGAAACCCGTTGTTTAGACGGGCTCTCTGTAGAAATCACTGGTTGATCGGGTACAGTTCAGCGGTCCAGCGACACGACGCTTGAGATGGTGAGCCGCGGTGCGAGGTAGCACACGGCTGTGAGTGCGAAAGCGCTAAGAAATGCAAGACTGTTGAGGGGGAGCACAACAGCGATGGCGTACATACCGAGAATCCACATCACGGCGGCCAGAATATGCTTCAGCATCAGAGGAGGTCCTTAACGACGCGACGGATCTTGGTGGATGCATCTTCCTGCATCTTGGTGACACGGGCTTCCACGTTCTTCACAGACTTCGTGAGAATATGGGCGGTGTAGATAAAGGCCCCCACAACCGCAAGGTTGGTGACGATGACTGAGATTCCGATGAGGTTTGACATGAGATTCTTCCTTCAGGATGTGGTCAGGCGTAAGCGACGAGGAGACGCAGGACGCTAGCAGCAGCGTCGCCCTGCTGGGCCAGAACCCTGCGGTTGGTGAGCGCGGTTCCGAGCGCGGTTCCGAACACCGTGCCGACCCCCACGCCGACAACGAGTGCTGCTGCTCCGACGGCGTAGACTTCCGAGTGATCTAAGATGTGTCTGGCGATCTTGTCGGGGATGGTCTCGTTGTAGTCGACGTTGTTGTCGGTGTTGTCGACGTCGTCGGTGTTGTCGGTGTTGTCGTACATGGTAGTTCCTTTCAAGAGCTTTTGAGGTACGATCAAAAAATAAAGAACCGGGGTGTAGAGAATGGGTGTGTCTACTAGAGTACGCTGTTAGCGTGGTCTCTTCGGTTCCATCTTAGCCCCGGTAATTCCTACGAATCCGAATCGGAAATATCGGCGATTGCGGATTGGAGCTTGTCCCACTCATCGAGCGTGCTTTCGCGTCTCAGCTGACGTTGCGGATAAATATGGGTGACGCATACCGTCTCGGCGATCTCGTTTCCAACGGCCTTCATCAGGACGTAGAAAATGACCGAGGAAGCGAGTAGGATTCCAAGGAGCACCACGAAGCGAATGTCGGGGTTCTCAAATAGCCTTAGCGAAGTGTAAAACGCAACCACCAGAAGTGTAGCCATGCATGCGTAGACAGATGTCAGAAGCATAGCCTTTGAGCTCCTCATTTACGACTCCTTCTTCTTTTCGGCAGCCTTCTTGGCTTCATACTCTTCGTTCTGGAGCATGAAGTCCTTGTATAGGGATGTGTCTTCAATCTTCATGTAATTACGCACAAGGCCGTAAACGACATGCGTGGCTACTCGCACTGCAAATGGAAGGACGAGCGGGAGCCTGAGCTTCTTGTGCTTATTCGTCTTGGGCATGATGGTTCTCCGTTTCGTTAAAATAGTTCCAGTTAATGATGTCGACAAAACTCTTGTCGAATTGCCGCTGGATATATAGTTTTTGGCCGAACTTGATAGCTCGCTTAGCCTCCTCTACTAAGAAAGGGGACATGATCAGTAGCGACCCCAAGAGCAAAGCACTAGCGCGCGGGTGCTCCATGATCCAGTTACTTCTAGGCATTTGAAATATTCCTTACTGCGCTAGGAACCCAACAGTAGTTAGGTTGTCCACCACGTCATGAAAAAGCCTAAACAACCTGTAAATGTGTCTTTAGGTTGTTTAGGGCTGTTGTCAGTTAGCGTTTGCCAGCTGGATGTTCTCGATGAGCTTGTGCGACTCAATGACGACCTCGTTTGTGCGATGGAGCTTGATGACCTCCTTGACCAGTGCGATGGTGAGCACGGTTCCGGAGACAGCAAGGACCGAAGCGTGAACGGGGTGGTTCTTGATTGCATCAATCATTTTAGTAACTTTCGGTTGGGGTTTGTCTTTCCTTCTATTAAAGGACCGGTAATTCCTACGAAGGCAAAAATAAAGACCCCCGGTCAAAGCTTCGTGTTGAGCTTATCGCGGGGGTCTTTACGTGTGTCCGTAGTATTCTGTTGTAATATTAAGTTGTATGTCTTCGAGCTACACCTTGCGGATCAGGCTAAAGGCCTTGCCGGTGATGATGTTCAGCTGTTCGAAGTTCAGGACTAGGAGGATTCCCGCGAGATTCGCCGCGATGGCTGCAATCTCTCCCTTCTTCAGACGGCCATCCTTCGCAGCTTCAGCTTCGCGCGCGAGACGGTTCTCATGGGCAGCGAAGTCGTTCTGCTTGGCGATCTTCTCCTCTTCGAAGTCGTTCTGCTTGGCGATCTTCTCCTCTTCGAAGTCGCGTTCGGCCTGGCGAGCTTCACTTTCAGCTTCGCGTGTACGAACGTTCTCTTCCGAGTTGAAGACCCGCTGCGCTTCACGATCATCCTGGTCCATGACAGCCTTCTCGCGAGCGAGGTCTGCATTCTGGATGTCAAGCCGGAGCTTGATGAGGTCAGAGTAGTGTCGAGCGATCTTGGCGTAATCGGCGTGGGTCGGTCCTAGAACCTTCAGTTCTTCAGCTGCAACATCGATCAGCAGGTCGATATCATCGGTCCGCATGGAGTTGACGTTGAACATAGCTTCTCCTTTCAAGAGAATATGGGGGTTCTACTATAGGACCGGTTATTTCTGCGAAGTCACCTTAAACGACACCTTGCTCAGATCTTTGAGCGTTTCCGGAGAATCGTTAAGCTCCAGATTATAAACGTCCTTGGATTCGTCAGTGGTGTCAATATAGATGGTCCCCTGCGTGTCGCCGCCAGCCTTGTTATATTCTCGCGTAGACAACCCCAATAGCGTTCCACCAAACAGCGCAAGGGCCGTGAGCGTACCCACAACCTGCTCCCCAAAGGGCGCACCCCAGAACTGAGCGATCGCAAAATATAGCGTGCCTAGTGCAGGGAGCACTGTGGTCACCGTGTACTTAAGCACGTTGTACATTTGATTACTAAGCATTATGCTCCTTTTCAACGTCTTTCTGAATAACCGTTGGAGGCGATGGCGGAACGTCGCTCCTTCGGTGGTAGCTCCATCGAAGCTCTAAGTCACGGTACCAGTCCGCCCACCCAGACAACCGTCGCTCTAGAGACTTGAGTCCCGATTCTTGCTTGGCAAGGCGAGCGTCGTACTCCCGGAAACGGGCTTCTTGTTCTTTAAAACGCTCCTCTTGCTCTTTTAGCTTCTGGTCTTGGTATTTTGCCCAGCTTCCAGCGACCTCGCTGATGGCGATGGCGTCTGCGACCTGCCCTGAAGAAATCTCTACAGGACCACGTTTTGCGTCTTTGCGCCAGGCAAGTAACCCAGTGAGTAGCCCCCCGCTACCAAAAATAAGCGTTAGAACGGCTAGCCACTCAGGCATCAAAACCTCCGCGCTCTTCTGAAATATCTTGAAGGATCCGACGAGTCCGCTTGGCCATATAGATGACTTCAAAGAACCGCCAAAGTGAGGCGCCTGCAAATGATATGCCAAGGATTATAGATGCGGGCCACACGGTGCCATACCCGGAATATAGAGCGTACAGTAGCCACGCGCTAACTAATACGGGCCACCCGATCAATTCGAACGCCCATGACCAGTCTTCCCTTCGCCAAGGTACGCATGAGCACAAAACAATACCGCTCCCAAACATCAAAAGCAGGCCTAGTGTAAACTCCGCCGCGAAGTCTTTAGTGAAGGCGGCATTGATATCGACACCAATGGCGAGTGCTATGAGGTCTGCACAGCCTACAATAAACCAGCCTGTCAGGACCACACGCGTAGGCAGGGACAGAAATCGGAGTGGTGGAAACCCCGTTTTGAGAAATAGACTTTTAGTCACTTCCAAACACCGCCCTTTCGAATGTATGCGCGAGCCTTCTTCCAAGTGCCAAGATACTTAACATACACCTCGGCAACCTTCCAAGACCCATCATGCCGAACATATACGCCCGACTCAGTCTTGAAGGACTTCCAGTCAGTGTATTCTCCGTATCCGACGCTGTTACGGGCCCTAATGCGCGCGTAATAAGTCGTATCCGGCTTCAATCCCGTCATTTTAGGGTTGCTTGCACTGCTCGCGGTAGAAGCATCTGTGGAGGAGCGGGATGTGTTGTACTGGACTTGATAGGCTGTGATTTGGGACCCACCGTTATAGGAGACACTACAGCCCGAAGTCTCTGCGGATATGGGAGTCACATTCTTAATGGACCAGGTACTCTTAGGCTCCCCAGGCTCTTCGGTTTTGGTCGTGACGCTATCCCAGTCCGTTTGCTTGGACCACCCGGTCTGGTTCTTAATCCTCATACGGAAGTAATACGTGGTGCCAGGTTCTAGGCCCGTGCACGAAATATCCGTTGCGCCGCTAGAGCTCTTCGTTGTAGTCGAGCTCTTAGACTTTCCATACTCCACTTCGGTGGTACTAATAGACCCATTGGCTGTCCAAGAAATAAGATCTGCCACGAATGAGGTGACAGAAACACTTCTGGACCCAAGGTTTGAGATGGTTGGAACCTTAGTCTCAACCGCTTTAACCTCGAGCGTGAAGGTAGCCTTGACTGTGGTGCCAATATAACTGATGCCCGAGATTTGGCATGAAATATCAGCATCTCTCTTGACCGTCTTGCTGACGGAGCCAAGAAGCGTTCTTCCGCCACCGGAAGGGTGATCGATGTTCTTGTCAGACCCCGACTTGGAGCCTAGATCACCTGAGATGCTCCAGCTATTACTGCTGTCGCTTATCCGGTTATCAGTCTCTAGGTAGATGTCGGCGTCGAGGTCGGAGCCATCAGAGGTTGCCTTCTCAGAATATACGCACACCATTCTAGCTGTGGCATAGCCTGAGCCGTAAGTTGGTCCTTTTAAAGTAGCCATGGCTTACAGGATCTTAAAGTAGATATCCCCATCCGCACCGCCTGTTGGCGACGCAGTCCCTGAGGAAATGCCGAGGTTGGACCGAGCAGTTGCCTTATTCGAAGCCCCGGTACCGCCCTTAGCGATTGGCCAGATCGTGGGGATCAGCTTCTTTACACCCGCCACATAGTCACGAGTTCTATTGATCTCAGTAGCCCCGTCTCGAACAAGACCTGCAGAAGAGGAAACGAGAGCATAGCCTACATTCTGTGCATCATCGCCGACAGCCATGATATACTCCTATCTTATAGGGCGTCCCAGACGCCGGTAGCTTGATTCCAGACACCGGTTCGATTCCAAGCATACCATGAGCCCGGAACCACTAGCTCTAGGGATGTCAGTGTAGGATATGACCGCTCGCCCTCATTGTCCGACATGAAGATCTGCTCCGTGACCATCATCTTAGTGGCGTAGCCACGAATGTTGCGTCGCTCGACAATATCGCCTAAGTTATAGTCAATGCCGTACTTATAAGGGATGGTTGTAGGGATCTCCCCATCGAACGCAATGGCAGATCGCTGCTCAGCAAGAGCCTGCCGGCCCCGGTAGTCCAATACGCTGTTGAGCGTCGCTCCGGCAGTGTAGGCGACATCGGAAGCGTCAACGTACATAACACGACGAGCAAGACCAACCATCTCCGTGTCGAACCCATCAGCATATACAATACGAGACCCCTTCTGCCCAAATACGTAGGCCACCGTCTTGAGAGATGCATCCGACTCAATCGCCGACTGGTTCTCAAGGGTTCCAAGCTCGGGGCTAAATATGACCGGGGGTAGCGTCGTCTGCCAGCTGCTTCGATCGCTCCCCGTATACACCTGAAACTGAGTCAATTCAGAATTTGTGGAAAGGCTTCTGACGATGGCAAATCCCAATTGGAAAGTGCCGCAGATCGTCTGGATCGTGTCATACACCGAAGCCTCAGAGTACTCGTAATCCACGGTGTCTGTAGGTAGCGGAATATTGCCAGACAATCCAGGGGATCCCGTCTTAACGAACGGCAGGTTATCCTGAGGGATCAAGGTGTTGCTCTGGCAGGTGCTCGTAAAAAAGAACGTCGCCAAATTTGATGGCGTATCCGTCTTCTTCTGGGTAGTGCTTGCAGCCCCAGAGGCGATGGCTGCCACGTGGTTAATGCGATCGGCTAGAAGGAACTCGATCGATCGACCGGTGATCTTGAGGGTACCATCGCCAGGTTCCTCAATGGTCTCAACTACCATGACCCTGCGAGAAGCGCTCATCCCCAAAAAAGACCCACGGCCTAGACCTTCAGCTCTCCCCAAGCCCTCATCAATGACGAGCTCGAAGTCCCCCCATTCAGTATAGCGTTCGGTCCACACTAGAGACTGGTAGTTATCGATAATGTCATCTGGCTGGATCTTGTCATTGAGCGTGAACAGCTCCATTAGACGCCTCCGTATCTTGCATTATACGAGAACTTGTACGAAAATGACCCACTCCCCGTACTAACCCTGAGTGAGTTATCACCACCGAGAACTTGCGGCCATTTAGAGGTTGCCGTCACGCCAGCTAGCGCAGAAGTGACAACGCCGGCGCGGTTCTTAGTTGCGCCCTTCTCGCCTGGGATTGTGGAGATGTTCAAAATATCACCAGCCGCGAGGCTCTGTGTGAACTCGAGGATCTCGTCATTGAGGTTGATCGTCACCGAATTGGTCGCGGCCGTGATCACACCTTCCAGTTCGAAGCCTGATGGAACATCCCCCGGGTTATAGAACTCTCTTACGATGGAGGCATCGGTTGTGTAGGTGCTCTCTGTAGTTTCTTCAGCCCTAATATCGGGGTTGAAGCAGAGAATAGAAATTGTCGCGGTTGGGGTTCTAGAGAAGATATCGAACTCGAACGTTTCAGTGCGGCCCACCAGTCGGCCTAGCTCGCCCTGATCCGTAATTACGGCGATTTCCACCTCAAGACCCGTTGTAAAGTAAGAATATAGCATCCTTCGAAGATCTGACGTACCAGTAGGTAGCTGATTCATGTTGAATGCTAGCGTAATAACCACGTTCCTCGCCTCGCGAACACCCGAGCGGTAGTGCACCCCAGGAGTGTTCGCGAGGGAGGACGTAGTGAAGGTGGCCTTCACCGGGTCAAGGCCGTCAATTTTAGCCACGATGATGCCCAGTGGTGAATATCCCAAAGGCAGATCGAGCGTGGCGGCTCTACTTGAATAGACCCTGATCCCGGTGAGCATTTAGACCTCCAGTTTTTGTTTGATTACTGACAGCTGATTCTTCGTCTGGCGGTAAATTTCTCCAGAGCTGAGCGACTTGGGCGAGTTGTTGTACTGATTAAATACAACTCCACCTTGTGTGGCGTTCGCCTCCCCCGCACCAGATCCTGAAGTCGGAGAACCGAGTCCAGATGCCCGAATATAGTCAGCCATAGCAACCGGCGTGTTTACACTCAGCAGTCCGTTGAGATCGGACATGCCAGACTGAATATTGCTCAGGTCAATTACCGGCGCGATTGTCGGGTTCGCACCCAAGTCCGCATCCATCATTGCCTGTGCCTTTCGAATGGCCTCTCGCATAGAATCTAGCGTATTGTTAGTCAACGCAACTGCAGAAGACTCAACTAGCTTCCCTGTCCCAGAAATACCCTTGGCGAGACCTTCTCCGGCGTAAGCACCTAGCTCAGCCATAACCCTTGAAGGCGACTTGATCTTCAAGGTCTTCTTAACCGCATCGGTCAAATATCCAGCAAGTGTTTCCATCTCCTTCTTCAGCGAATCCCGCTGAGATTTGAGGCCATCCAGAATACCCTTAGCCGCGTCAACGCCTGCCTGGTAAAGCTCCTTAGCCGCCTTGTCGCTCAGCTTTTTAGCAGCCAACTCGAGGTCCGCAGACAACGTATTGACGTCCTGGACTGCAGACTTTCCGCCGGCGAGCAGCTGTTCCATAAATGGAATCGAGTCGGTTCCAGACTCCATGAGCTTCTGATACATTGTATCGTTCAGCCCAAGTGTACGAAGATCAGCCAGAAGCTTGTTGAACTTGTTGGTGTCTTCGACCTGCTGACGGAGATCCGTAAAGAACTGCTGATATGGATCCTTGAGATCCTCCAGTCCCTCTGCGAGACCCGCCTTGTAGTCATCAAAGTCCTGCTTGGTGGGCAGAGCGCCCAGAGCCGAATACTTATCAAACATACTGGCCGCATAGTCGTTACGAACCTTTAGAGCATCCCGATAATTATCCTCAGCGCTCTTGATCTTGTCCTGAAGCTTCTCGTAGGACTTGGTAAGATTATCAAGCTCCTTCTTTGCTCCAACGAATACCGACGGCGAATATAGCTTAGCGTTAGCTTCAGCAAGCGCCTCGGCTGTCTTCTTTACCTTTCGCTGGGCCTTGGCTTCCGCCTCTCGGTTGGCCTTGATCGCCGCGCGGTCCTTAGCGTTAGGCTTCTTGATAGCCGCTAGCTTCTTCCCCTCCACCTGGAGCTTCTTAACCGCGTCAACCGCAGCCTTATTCTCCTTGGACGCTTCCTTCCGGTTTCGGAGCAGAGTCTTCGCTCGCTTTGCTCCACCGTCATCACTGTTCATGACCTTGATGGCGGCCTTCTGATCGCTAATTGCCTTGCGCGCGGCACGCTGTGCCTTGCGGTTATTAGAGAGTTCCTTCTTCTGTGCTGAAGTCGGCTTCTTAATCTTGGCTAGCTGCTTCTCTTCGGCCTTAAGCTTGCTGAGACTCTTAGTTTCCTTGTCGATGATCTTTTGCGCTGAAGTGCGGCTAGTCAACATGCGAAGAGCCGATTGGGCCCTATCGCGCTCATAAGCAGCCGTAGCCATTGTGGCCTTGAGCTCCTTCTGCTGCGCCCGGTTCTTCTTGAGCGCCTTTTTGTCGACCGTGGTCTTCTTGTTCTTGCCTGTGCCGGTAGTCTTGCCCTTTTCGAGCTTCTTCTCCTTGCTCTGCAGATCCTTAAGCTTGGCCTTAGCCTGCTTGTAGTCCGCTACGGAGTCGTTGAATAGCTTCTGGGCATCTTCCTTCATGTCCTTGAACGCCTTGAGGAAATCGTCTCGGTTACCCGATTCAATACCCTTAGCGAAGCCCTCGCGAACGAACTTACCAATCTTGATAAATTCCCTAGAAGGAGACTTAATACCCAGGAAGTTCTTTGCTGCCGTTAGAGCAGAACTAGCAACATCCCTAGCAGCCGAGGTTACTCGCCCGATTCCACCGGAAATACCATTCACCATACCACTGATGATGTTACCGCCAAGATCCCTGGCTGACTGGAAGACTCGCCCGACTGCGCCAGAAATGCTGGAGGTAACCGCGGAAACGAATCCGCTGATTTTGCCAGGAACCTGACCAGCGCCCTTTGAAATGGCGCTAAATGCCCCACTGGTTAGACCGTCCAGAAGCCGCTTACCCTCAGCCTTAATATGGCCAGTGCTAGCTAGAACCGTATCAACGACGGTCGTTACGAAGGTGTTGACCATGCGAGAAGCAGCCGCTCCAATCTCGGGCATCTTTTCAGAAACGCCGTTCATGAAGTTGATAGCAATCTGGGCGCCCTTGTCGACGATCTCGCCGATTCGAGACTCAATGCCAGACATGACCCCAAGGATAATATCCATTCCAGCGTTGCTGAACTCGGGAATCAGGACTACTATCGCGTCGAGCAGGGCTAGAGTGAGGTCTGTAAAATACTCGATTAGCGAACTAGTAACATCGCCAAGGCTATCGATAAGGGCCGTAAGAAGGTTTGTGACGAAATCCACAACAGCTGGAATAAGCTCGCCGAGACCCTCCAACAAAGAAACACCGATGGTTACCAGAGAATCGACAACCTCAGCAATGCTCCCAGCAAGAGAGGCCAGGAGGGCAATGATGCCTGCTCCGATCTGCTCTGCCAGATATGGAATCAGGCCAATGATCGCGCTGATCGAAGCTACCAACGCAGCTACACCAGCGGCACCAGCGGCTGCGAGCCCGGTAAGGCCAACAGCCAAGGCTGCCACGCCGACACCGGCCATCATTACAGCTGCGCCCATAAGACCCAGTGCCGCTGCGAAGAGCATAAGCACAGAAACCACGGGAGCAAGCGCGAGGCCCGCAACAGCGAACACCGCAAATATGCCCGCAAGCATAAGCAGCGATGTTCCGATCTCGGCAAGGCTCATAGCCGCAAAGACCATGAGAACCGGAGCCAGGATCGTTAGCGCCGCAGAAATAACCAGAATCGCAGCTGCGCCAGGAAGTGCACCAGTCATCAGCGCCATTGCTCCCGCAATGATGCCTAGCGAACCGGCCAGCATTACAAGGCTCGATATGATCTGTTCCACCGACATCCCGCCAAGAACGCCGAGCGCATTGGCCAGAATAAGAAGAGCCGGAGCAATGATCATTAGCGCTAGAGCTCCAGGGATCGCACCTGTCATGAGCTTCATCACGCCTGCGATAACCAGTAGCGCAGCGCCCATCCCAATAACGCCCTTAGCAATTGTGGCCAGCGGCATGCTGCCAATTTCGCCAATCGACTTGGACAGGATAAGCATGGCCGCACCAATGGCGATCATTCCGACACCGACTGAGACCATATTCTTAGCGCCACCGGCGAGCATAGTGAATCCGCCAAGAACAGCCATAAGGGCTGCTACGGCGCCAACGCCCTTGACCAGCTCACCCATCTCGATGCTGCTGAGATTTTCGACAGCCTTAGACATGATGAGCAGACCTGTTGCGACAGCAATAAGCGCAACACCAGTCTTGAGCCCCATAGACTGCATCTTGGGGTTGCTTAGGAAGGCCGACAGGGCTCCGAGCATAACGATGACAGAACCTAGACCCTTGGCCAGCTCACCCATTTCGATGTTGCCGAGCTTTTCAACCGCCGATGCCAAAATAAGCAGTGCGACAGCAAATGGCACAAGCCCCGCGGCGCCCTTCATGAAGGACCCGGAAGTCTTGGACAGCAGGACCGACACGCCGGTAAGGGCGCCTAGCAATATAACAACCGCGCCAAGCCCCTTAGCCAGCTCGCCAAGCTCCATCCCGCCAAGCTTCTCTACCGCAGAAGACAGGATGAGGATAGCTGTTGAGAACAGAATGAGACCTGTGGCTGCAGCCATCATGTTTGCGAAGCCACCAGCAGACATGGTCTTGTTGAACAAAGCCATCATGCCGAATAGTTGGCCGATCATGGCTGTAATCGCGCCAAGCGCTGCGGCCAGACCCACAGGATCAACCGTGGCAAGCTTCGCAGCCGACAGTGCTAGAATGCCAATTGCGACAGCGATCAAGACCAGAGTTCCGGCCTTTAGGGTATTCTGCATCTCATCAAGGGTGCCAGTAAGCCCCTCGACAATGGCCTGGAGACCGCCACCCTCCTTAGCATCTTTCTTTGCGTCCTTGAGCCCCTTAAAGAATCCAATGATCTTGGTGAGAACGACGGCAAGCAGGCCGCTATTCAACGTATTGAGGAACGCTCCAATATCGAAGTTTTCTCGGAAGGTATTAAACGCATCAGAGATCCGCTTGAACGCCTGCCCCAGGAAGTCGCCAACCGTAGCCATGATAGGACCGACCTTAGACCAGCCAGTGCTGGCAAGGTCACCGATAAGACCGAACATGTCTCGCATGGCCTTGAACGGGTTGAGGTCAATCTTGATGCCGTTAAGCTGATCGAAGAACCCGAGGTCCACATGCTTTCCAAAAGCATCTGTAAAACTCTGCCAGACTTCCTTGATGGCCGGGCCCACAGAACTAATCCAGGAAATGACCCCCCGGGTTTTTTCCTCAATCCAATCCATGGCCTTGGCGAAGACGTCGCCAGCCTTGGCAGCCTTGTCGACCCCAGCGATCCATTCGCCGAGATTGGCTGCGAAATCGAGGAGCCCTTCGCCCGCCGGAAGCAGATTCCCAAGGAGTCTACCGATAGCGCCAGCAACAGCCGTCACAATCTGGATGCCCAGCGAGAAGACCGAGAAGATTCCCTTGAAGACGCTACCAATCTTACCTGCAACCTCTTGAGTTGGAATCAGGTTCTTGGTGAAGTCCCTAAAGGCCTCTGTCATTTTGATTAGATCGTCGGACTTTAGCTCCTTGAAGACCGAGCTGAAAGCTTTCTGGATCGGCTTAGCCACAGCCAGCAAAGCATTCCAAACATTTACAAAGCCTTCAACGGCTGCGTCGCGGCCGCCCTTCTTAGACCATTCCTTGAGTAGCTTGTTCCGCTTGTCCGAGATACCATTGATAAGCTCCCCAAGCGTATCGTTGATCCCGGTGAAGAGGTCCGTTGCCTGATTAAAGTCTCCGAACACCAAGTCCCAAGTCTGAGCCCATCCTGAGCCCACACTTTCCTTAAGCGTACTAATCAGCTGCGTCCAGGTTCGAACCTTAGTCGCGGCCTCCTCGGCGACCTTCTGCTGCTCGGAGAAGGCCTTAATCTGGGCATCTGAGAGGCCAAGAGCCTTCTGCTCGGCAACGGTCATGTCGCCAGCCATGATCTTAAGGTAATTGCTCATGACATCGGCGGACAACCAGCCTTTTTCAAGCGAGCCGTTGAAGTCCTTCATCACGCCAGCGCCGTCGATACCCTTACCGCTGAAGGCGTTCATCGAAGTTGCCAGGTCTACCAGACCCTGCTGCATGTTCTTGTTACCCATGCCAACGTTCTGCAGGGAGCGCCAATCCATAAGACGAATGGTTCCAGCAGAAAGCGCCTGGGAAAGCTGGTACGCCGCTCCTGCTGCACCCTGGGCATTGGTGCCTGAGGCCGCGGCAGCGTTCGAGAAACCCTTAATCATGGATGAGGCTTCATCGACCTTAAGCCCTGCGTTCGTAAACAGACCAATGTTTCGGGTCATGTCCCCGAAGTTGTAGATGGTCTTATCCGCATAGTTGTTCAGCTCATCAAGGCTTTTGGTTACATCCTTAAGGCCCGTTCCATGCCTCTGGGTGTTAGCCAGGATGGTCTGGATAGATCCCATTTTGAGTTCGTACTCGCGGAATCCATCCATGATCGGATCGACCGAAAGCGACTTGACAAGCTGAGTGCCGGTGGTGATCGCAGAGTTCGCAATACGGGTTAGCGCCGTGACACCCATGATGCCAAGGGTGCTGAACCGGGTGTTAATGGTGTCGGCAGCCTTGAGTACCCCGTCGAGACCGAGCTTTCCAGCTGCTGAAGCAATATTGCCGAAACCCTTAGTCCCGTTCTTCAGGCTTAGCGACTTGTCCAGCGAGTTAAGGCTCTTCATGGAGGTCTGGATGCCCTGCTCAAACTGGGCATTATCAAACCGCATACCGACAATGCGCTCATCGATCGTACTCATGCTGTAACCACCGCTTTCCATACGTTTTCAGCTATTTGATCCATCACTGGCTTAATAGCCGGATTGATGTAGTCCCGCCCTGCGACCCACCCGCCAGTGCCTGTTCCGTGGCCATACTGGAGAATAATCGCGATGTTTACACCATTGTTACTATGGTTGTTGTACCAGGCAATTCCTGCCTGACCTCCCGTAGTAACTACCTCGTAATACCACCCAGCTGCAGTGGCACCAGACTCGACAGGAGTCATAGCTCGAAGAGCCTGCACGCCCTGCTGGCCCAGCCGGTCCAACTCTCTTAGGTAGTCTTTCTTTCCCATAGCGGCGAACCACTTCTTGGTTTTCTTCCAGTCGCCTTTACTTGAAACCGTGACTCGCATGGGAATACGACCTACCTTAAAGAACCTCGGCTGCTAGCCAGTAGCATGAGTAGCTAGTAGAGCTAGTTCGATATGTGTATGCGGTGAACCCAGTCGTGCTTACAGACCCTGCACCTGTTGGGCCAACATTATCTGGGCGCGTAGAGATCGGCGTCACATTAACCGTGGGCGTGCTCGTAAACCGGCCAGAAGGAAACGTCACAGTTACAGCGACAGGCACCCCCGAAACCGGATTGACATTGAATGATCCGCCAGCGAGCCTATACTTTCCTTGCACCCCGGCCGGAGTAATCGGTTTGTTTGATACGGTTCCAGCCTTAGTTTCGGCTACCGTAGCCACACTCGCGGCCGGTCCTGTAGGGCCTTTGTCTCCAGCGTCGCCCTTGGGTCCTTTATCACCGACGGGGCCTTTATCACCGACGAGGCCGGTAAGTCCAACAGGGCCTTTGTTGCCGGTAGGACCCTTTTCGCCAATAGCGTAAACCCCGGTGCTTACAGCATCGCCAACCGCCTTACGGAGCATTACAATGCCATTTGACAAATATGCGCCGGTGATTCGACCGTTTAGAATTTGGTCAGCCACAGAGGTAGAAACGCCCTCAACTTCAGCCATTAGGTGCTCCAATCATGCGATGTAAATGCAGATGCAGTCAAAGATCGTGCTTTGTTCGCTACTTCTATTGATTAGTACTGTTGCCCCACTACCTGAGTCTTTGTCTACAGTGATGCTTTTGACGTGTGAGCCAGGAACCGTAGTTCTGGGCGTGGCTAAAACAATCGCGCTTGACGGAATCTGGACTGGGATTGGAACTGATGCACTTGAGTTACCATTGGCGTCCGCCGACCCGGTTGTGCCGTTTGTTCCGTAGGCTTGGAACTTACTACTAAGCGTTCCGGGAGAAACCACTTTATTTGTTAATGAGCCCGCTCTAACCTCTGCAGCCGTAGCAAACGCTAGAGCCGGGCCTGCGTTGCCTGTTGCGCCCTTGGCTCCAGTGTCGCCGGTTTGGCCCTTAGCGCCATCAGGACCTTTACTACCGGTTGCGCCTTTGTAGCCGGTCGGGCCCTTATCACCTGCAGGGCCTTTAACGTTCCCGGCACTGATTTGCTCGCCGTTACGGGTTCTGTATTGGAGCGCGTCCTCTTCAACAGACAGCATATCAACAGTATCCCGGTGTTTTGACAGCAGTCCTGATGCGCTATATGCGGTAATTTCTACAGCCATAACGTCCTCCTAGCTAGCCGTGGCCTGAATTGCGATCCAGTCTACATTCATACTGCCGGTGTCTGCGCGGGACCCATATATCGTGAAACCCGTAGTCGAGATTGACGTGGCAGCAACGCCAAGCATGACTGTTCCAGGAACGGTTGACTTAGCGCAGAGAAGCACCTGTGGGGTTGACGTGAAGACTCCGCTTGGCATGGACACTGTAACCGTCCTAACCGAATTAGCAGTTCCCGAAGGACAGATAGCAGTCCCGACAGCCATGCGAATAGCTTCTTTGAAGCTAGCCGGTGTCAGGGCGACGCTAGTTTGCACCCCTATGCGAGCGTCGGAGGTGCTTGCGAATGTTGGATTAGGTCCCGTAGGGCCTTGGTCTCCAGCGTCGCCCTTGGGTCCTTTATCACCGACGGGGCCTTTATCACCGACGAGGCCTTGGTTACCGGTTGGCCCTCTGTCCCCAGTCACACCCTTTTCGCCTATTGACCCCTTCAATACTGAGGTTACAATATCGCCGCCCCGCGTGTGCAGAATAACCTGCTGAGCATTTGAGGGGTCCTTTGCGCCTGATGTTACAATCTCGTCAAGCATCTCGTTGGTGGTTTGCCTGTTAAATGACTGTGCAGTTGCCACAAAGGACCCCTTTCAAAAATAGCTTACAGTGAAGAGACTTCAAACCGGCCATTACCCAGATCTACCGCAGTAGGCCAGTTGATCGTAAAGTAATCACCATGGTCGATCAACGCGGCTTCATTCTCGGCAATCAGCGTAAATGTTCCATCGCCATTATCGACAACCCGAAGCCCTGCGTTCTCTTCAATGATGGTCTTAACTTCGTCAGGACTTGGGAGACGTGCAGGCCCATCAGCTCCATACAAGACCTTCTCGAGAGCGGTAACCGCAGAACTGTATGCGTACCTTGTATCGATGATCACATGCGCTGTAGACTTTGGAGGTGTCCCGAAAATAACCCGCGTCGCCTTGATGTCCCAGGAAAGGTCGATCAGGTTCGGATCTGCGCTTAGCGTCTGATAGCCCATGCTAGCTGGAACGGCTAGAATGCCATACAAGAGGTGAATCTTATAGCCAGACTGCGGGCCGCCAAGAGCATCGCCCGCGAATGTGCGATACGCCAGACCGAATTCTTCATGGCTCTGTCCCGTAATATATGCGCCGTTGTGGATTGTATCGTATCCAGCGCACCTATCAAACTCTTCGGGGCTCGTGAATGCACTCAGCGTCCCCTTGGATTCGCCGCGGCCGGTTACAGACAGGTATTCGAGCCCGTCTACATAATAAGTCTCGACATCGGCGCCTTCGTAGTCGTCAATGTTAACTTCACGAAGACCAATCCACGGAACGGATGTCCCATCCTGCAGATATAGTACACCACGGTCGAGACCTGACTCATAGTATCGACTGCTATAATCGTCCCAGTGAATATCGCGGGCCCACTCTTCGCTAATTTGGTAGCTAGCGATGGAGGGTGACGCGTTTACAGCGCCTTCCCACGACGTCCTGGCGGTGATGTCTTTGCGAATATAGATGTAGTCAGACTCGCCAGAAAATGGATCGCCCTTATACCTGTCCGGAACAATTGTTACCGGCCCTGACCAGGAACCACCAGAGAGCAGAAGATCGCCGGTGCCAGTTGCCCGGATAAACTCATCGTCGGTTCTCGTCTGGTGAATGGTCTCGCCCAGGCGGAGGTACTGTCCTGCGTTCTTCGCCTTGATGATGATAGTCTCGTTCTGGAGGGTATCCATTGTGGAGACTGTATCGCCGTCGAAGAAGGTGTCAGGAGGGACACTGCCCTCGAAGACTGTGACGCCGGTGATATAGACTACATCATCTGCGCCAGCTAGCGCATCCGACGCCAGCTTCGATACTTGTGCCGAACTGTAGGCAGTTCCGAGGTAGGGACTAGAACCGCTCGTGACCCACGTCCAGGTCTGCGCCGGAAGCGGAGTCCAGTTCGACATCGACTGGAAGCCGGCGCCCAGGCCGATTCCATATCCATCGCTGCTCGCCCAGACCCAGGCACCGATTGAGCGGGTAACGCCTGATGTGTTGCTAAGTCCGTCGAGATTGTAGGCAGACAGGATGCTCCGGTTGGATACGCCGGAAGTAACCTGACCTTTGATGCCTGTTGTAATCCCGTCGGGGGTCGGTGACGGCAGCGAAATGTACTTCGTCATAGTCCAGATGGCACCGTTGTTGTTCGACGCCACCCCCGTACCACCAGGTGCCATGCGCGGGTTGAACGCCAGATTCCTCCGCACCTCTTGGCTTCCGCGAAGCTCCACTGACGCAGACTTGTTAGCTGCCCCTGTCCACCCGTAGCTAATTCCGACGTCCGGGAATGGGCCGTCAGGGACAACCATCTCGCCATTGGAAATTACTGAGCCAGGAAATGTAAACCCGCCGGAAGCCAGATCAGGGTTGATGAAGCGATTAGTGAGAGTCTTATCGACTGGACCATACAGACTCATTACTAGCCCTTTCCATTCTGCTTGGCTCGGCGTTCGGCATTGAGAGCGCGCATCCTAGCATGCAACTCGGCCTTACTCTGCTTCTTCTGCGGAGCGTTCTTTGCTTCACACACTCTAATAAGCGTAAGCAACCTGCTAAGCGGCCACTTCTGGTACTCTGCGGGGACGTTGTACGCAATCATCCAGTAGTAAATAAGTTCGCTGGTAATCGCCTGAGTGGACTTGGGCTTGTTGTCGCCCGGGGTCTCGTTGAACCAGGTAGCGGTTTGCTCGGTATCAATGTACTCGGTTACCAGCTGAATTTCTTCCGAACTAAGGCTCAGAAAGACTTCTTCAGGAACATTCCTGGTAATGCACATACATCGAATATAGTCAACGTATGCTTCGGGGTCGTGTTTCCCCTCAATGAGGAACGGCTTACGCCACTTGGACTCCCATTTTGAAACGGAGATGAGTGAATGTTCAAGCTCCAATGTCTGGGCCGCCACTGCGACGAAAGTTCCTTCGTCATCGTTGAACAGCTCTTTCTCGGACACCTTAAGTTCTAGCATTCACCCATCTCCATTCAATTAGTTCGCGATTAGGCAAAAATTGCCATGACCTCTGCGGGCATAAGGATCTTGGCGAACTTCTCCGCTTCCGCTCCGACGACCTCGCTGCCGAACAGAGCGGTCTCGAGGGTTTCCAGATCCGCCGCGTCAACCTGCGTGGAGTCAATCGTGATCACTGAGGTCGGGGCCATCCCCGGAACCGAAACGGGAGACGAGGAGACCTCCCAGCTCAGGGTCATAGCCTCGGGGGACTCGTTGATGGTCTGGTAGGCCTTCTCCGAAGGAGTAGCCGTGAGACCGTACAGCAGGTGCAGCTTGTACCCGTAGTTCTGGCCAACGGTGTCGTTACCGACCTTGGTGCGGTACACAAGGCAGAAGGTCTTGCGCTGCTGCTGACCGATGCTCACACCGGCCGCAGGAGAAACGAGACCGTCGCAGGCGTCGAACTCCTCCGGGGAAGAGAATGCCTCGATGGTGCCACCAAACTCCTCAGCGGAAGTAAGGTTGACGTAGACGATGTTGTCCGCGTACTGCTTGTTAGGCTCGGCGCCCGAAGGGCTCTCCGTTACAGCAGTAAGGCCGCTCCAGGCGACACCGCGACCGTAGCCGCCCTCATCGGTTGCGACGTAAAGAACGCCGTGGTCTACACCGGTCTCGAAAGTACGAGTACCATCAGCATCCCAGGTCAACTTAGCCATTATTAGCTCCTAAAAATATATAGAAAACGTGTCGTGATTCAGATTGTCAGACTTGTACGTCCGTGTAAGCTTGCACATTGGCAGCTCCGCAACTCTATCTGGAATCTCACTATCCGGATCTGCATCAATGACAGTTACCTGATAGCGCTTGGTGCGGCTCCAAAGCTTGTTGTCTGCGTGGGTAACAGTGTCAGAGTCTCTTGCGTAGACAATCGCAGGATACTTCATCATCAAGCTTTGCGGTGGCTGAAAATATACGTTGGACGTTCCGAGAGTGCTGCGCAATATAGCATCTAGCTCAAGCCGTCGGTCCATTGTATACCTCCCCAATCGTTAGAATAAGACGGGGGCGCTGGACTTCCACATCAGTGATCTTCCAGTTCGCCCCCATCCAAGTCACGTACCGCATCTCAAAGAAGTGGTTGAGCGCGTATGGGTCGGCAACGATGCTGATCTTGTTAGAGATATGAACATTGTCGTTCAGCTGCTCCGAATCGCTCCGAAGCTGCCTGGAATTTCGGAGAATATCACCGTAGTAGTAACGCTCCACGATTTGCTCAACCCAGACGCTAGGCGAGGTTTCTACGGTCGAGGAGTAACCAATCTTCTCGTAGAACTTTGCCATCTCAACCCCTCCTTAGAGAATATCAGGGCTTGGGCTCGGTCAGCTTCTGGCGGATGACCAGAGCAGACTTGTACTTGGTCAGAGCACCCGAGCAACGGCCCTCGAGAAGGTACTTCTGCTGGTTGTAGTCGATGTCGAACTGATCGAAAGCCGTGGTCTGGCCACCAGCGTCAGCGCCGAAGGTGTAGTCCGCAAGGTTGACCACGATGCCGAGCAGCTGGCCGCCCTCAACGGTGTCACCACGGGAGAGGATCGAAGCCGGGACGTCGACGATGTTGGAAATACCCATCGAAGCGGCCAGGTCCTGACGGGAGCCGTACAGGCGTCGACCCAGGGTGTCCTTCTGCAGGAGCATCTGGGCGATCTGCTGGGGCGAGGTGTACAGGGTCGGGGCTCCCGAGCCCTCATAGTCCACCATCGACATGACAACCGCGTCGACGAAGTCCTCGTCGGGATCCGCGAGGGTCAGGGTCGGGGCGAAGAAGTTGTTGTCCAGGGCGATCGCGCGGATGCCGGGGCCGTCAACCTCCGGAGCCGGGGACTTGATCTTGTCGGGGTCGCCAGCCGGACGACCATCACCAACGAGAGCCGCGGCAGCGAGCTCCTCGTCGAGCATGAGGCGCATCTCCTCGCGGACCCAAAGAACCACGTCGAAGTCGGTGATGTCGAGAATGTCATCCCGGTCGAGCTTCTGCTTCTTGTAGACGGTCTGGGGGAGGGTAATACGCTTCGAAAGGGTGAACCACTCCTCACGCTTCAGGCCGCCCTTGAGGTAGCCCTTCGCACGAGCCTCGTCCTCCGTGATGTCCGCGAAGGTGGTCTTGATGCGGGAGAACGGGCTGTGGTGAGTCTTGGACAGGACGTCCTGGACCCAGTCGGTGCGGCGCTTGATGAAATCGGGGCGCTGCGTGATGTTCTTCGCGTCCGGGAACAGCGTATCGATGTTCTCGATGCCGTAGTCGGTGGCGTGCTGAAGGATGGCCTCCTTAAGGGAGCCAACCTTTCGAGCCTGCTTGAAGATCTCCTCCTGGTCGGCGTGAGAAAGCGTGGTGCTAGTCGAAGCGCCGGCCTCAGACGGACCGCTGGTCAGAGCCTCAAAGACGTTTCGGGGCATGGTGAAGGTGTCCTCCTCGTAGTAGTCGCTGTGTGCGACGTCTTCGTCGTCATTGCTGTCGTCGCCGCCAGCGTCCTTGATCGCCTCGCCGATCATGTAGTAAACGACGTTCTTCTGCTCTTCGGTGAACTCGTTAAAGATGTCACCGACGGTCTTGTCCTTGGCATCAGCCATTTCGCTATCCTTACTATTGGTTGTTTCGTCTTCCGCCTCTTCGGCATCGTCCTTCTTAGACGAACCGCTAGAGTCAGCGTGGCTTACGTTGTCACCGGTAGAGAAATCAAGACCGGTATAGATAATGATTTCATCGTCGACAGGGATGAATTCATCCCCATGGGCGATGTTTACTGTGTCGATGAAAGCGCCAGGATTGGCGCCGCCATAGACAAGGGAGACCTCAGTGATGAGGCCGTGAACGACGTCCGCACCACGGCGGACAACCTTTCGCGCGAAGATGGAAAGGTTTCGAATGTCGCCGTGCTTGACAAGTTCCTTAGCGTTCCGTCCCTGTGGGGTATCATTGAACGATGCGTAGGAATAAATGCCGTTTGGGCGAGCCTCGAGATCGACATACCCGAGGACGTTGTTGTGATCCTTGCTCAGATGCTGCCAGACAAGAGGCACTCGACTACCATTTTGATGGACGAAGGCCTCGGGCTTGATTACAGCACCGTCAGTACACTTGACGTCTGCTCGAGTGGCGTAGCCGCTAAAGTCAAACGACTTTGGAACAGCCATTAGATTACACACTCACTTTCTTGATTCACGACTATTCCTCTGGCGAATCGGAGTCCGCCACGGAAAGGTCTTCAGTAAAGCCATTAGGCCTCTCTTCTGCTCCAGGATCAGCGGGCTGGTTCAGGTTCGAGTTTTCAAGCTTGTCTGCGGACGGGTCGTCAGATGGGATCCATCCGATCACGGAACGAATCTCATTAGAGGTTGCGATCTTGTTTCGGGTGAACTTGTCAGCGATCTCAGCCATGTTGGCGATCGTAACGAACTTAAACGGATCTCGGAAGTACTCGATCCGCTGGCCTTGTGTGCGAGCCGTCTTGGTAATGAACTTCCGGGACAACTCAGTCATGATCGCCGTGAGAATCGGGTTGATTGTGCCGCTGTAGTAGGCGAGCATCGCCTCTTCATTGGCGGTACCCTTGAAGATCTCCTCAGTCAGACCAAGCTGGCCATAGAGTTCTGCACGGAGATCCTGGATCTTAGCAAGCAAGTTGTTATCGACGGGCCTGTTGAGCTGTGTAACGCGCTCTGTTCCGTCAATATAAGCAACGCCGTACTTGGACGATGAGAGTTGCATCTCGATGTCCTTGCGTCGCTTGTCTGCCTGCTGCTCCTTAGTCTCGTGCTTTACCACGTATGGAAGCTGGATGATCAAGTCCAACTTACCAGACACAGCGTCTTCATCAGCCATATCAAGAAGGTTGAGCTTTCGAACAAGACGCTTAAGCGTCGAGTTGGGCTCGTTCATCACCGTATAGAGAGGGTTCTCAATGATGGCTGTGGTAGCCTTCGGAACGATGATTTCCTTGAAGTTTCCCTGATTCGGACGATCATCCCAGACACGAACCTTCACGTGTCTAGGATACCACTGGATGATACGGCCCACCCGCATGGTTTGGACCTGGAAAGACTGTGTCTTCAGAGGATCCAGATTTGTGTCAACCGGAACCACTGCAATGCAGCCCTCGTCAAAGAGCGTAAGCGCAAGATCGATCTTAAACGCAATCGCGCTTTGGTCGACGTTGGCCTCCAGAGTCAAGCACTGGTTCAAAGAGGTGTTAAGTTCCTCTTGAAACCTGCCATTTTGATTGACCCGGATGTGCTTCCAGTCAGTGGTGGCAACGTCTAGCGCCAGGCGAAGGTAGAGCGCCGCGATGGCGCTTCTCTCATTACCAAGACTTAGTCGAACTCTATCTGGCCGGTTCCCATAGCTTGCGCCGTATTCATAGGGTACTACTTCGGGCTTTCGAAAGGCATTCCATGCGCTTCGGACCTTGTCGGTCCACGAGTCGGCCATGCTTCTCCTTTCGATTAACCGAAGTTCCAGTTCTTAAACTGCTTCTTGATCTGCATTGCGCGGAGCTCGCGCGACGCGACGCCGTAGGCCGTCTTAGCGTACTTTGCTACGACCTTGTGTGCTCCAGCCTTATAGGCAACGCCTCCGATTGTGCCAATGGAGACTGCAAGCGCGGAAGCCATTTGAGGGTTTCCGTTGGCGTAGTTAATCAGGCCGCGGCCAGTTTTAACGGTCGTAGCGGTAGCTGTAGCCCGCTTACGCTGTCCTCGAGCCTGATCCGAACGCTTTGCCATGTTGGTGTTCTCAACGTGATAGTCGAACGCCTTCTTATAGCCCGGCGCGGTTGCTCGCTGATTAACCTTGGCCTTGATGAGCTTGCGACGGGTGCCTGCGCCTTCGCCGTAGAATATCTTGGCTTGCGTGAATTCCTTAGCATCCTTGCGAGCTGTACGCCACTCACTACGGGTGGCTCCAACGTCCTTACGAACGCCCCACTTCATACCTTGTACGCCGTAGTGTCGGAGGACGCTGTCATCTACGTAGTACTCGACCACTGCTGCCACCTTGGGTTAGAGCGAGCTGAATTTGCTCGACGGTGTGCGTTGTTGGCCCGGGGGACCACTTGCCTCGATTGCCTCGATTGCCCATAAAAGCATCAGTGGCATAGTTCGTTGCGACGTTGGTAACGACGTTAGCTAGGATCCCACCAACATAGTTTGCGCCCTTGGACAGAGCCTCCCGATCCTTCTTGACGAGATGGTTGTACTGTTTCTCTAGATTGATTCGCTCGACGCGCGACTTCAGCTCGGCGTCCGACATAGTCTTGACGCTTGTGAGACCCCGAACGTACTTAGTGTTGGCTGTCTTCTTGGTCGAACGGCCCCACTTATCTTTTGGTCCGCCTTTTTTCTGGCTATTCCCGTTGACTCCAGAAGTTCCTGGGTCTTTACGCCGGATGCCCCATCGCATCCCCTTGATACCGTAGTGACGGAGGGTGCTTCCATCCACAATATAACGAGCCATGTTTCCTCCTAACTACCGCACTTTTTGTTCTTTAAAATATTACACCACGAGAAGCTGTTTGCTCTCAGACCGCGTTGCGCTAGCACGTTACTGCGGCTATACCTCATCGGAGGGTACCTCCACCAATGGCGGATCAACCTCCACATACACCCGGAATTCAAGCTCCTTAATCATGTTCTCGACTGACGAGGACAAAGACGAAGACGCTGGCGGATCGAAAGCTAACCATACCTTGTAGTAGATCAGGGACTTTAGGGCCTTAAGATCGGCTTCGGCGTTCTTTGAATATAGCGCACCCCACTCGGTCTTATCGTCAATCTCAACGTTCCGGCCGCCTTCGACACCAATCTGCGAAATCGACAACAGCGCAGTATTAATGTGCATGAGAATCTGAGCATCAAAAGGCCCATACTCAGCAGTCAGCCCAAGGAGAAGCTTGATGTCGCTAAGAATTGTCATAGCTTTCCTTCCTCTAGCAACATTGCCGCGACTTCAGCACGAGACTTCTTAGACTCGGGGTGATCCTTAAGATACGCGTCAACCTCATCATTTGCCACGCTATTCTTTGTCTTGGTGACTACAGCCTTGGCGGCTCCTGCGAGGAGGCCATACTGCGCAATCGTAGGAGCTAGATTCTTGCCGAGAAGCTTCGCGGTTTGTTTATTAGCCTTCCGGATAGCCTCGGACTCATCTACGACCTTCTTGCCGGAAACCACTGCCGACGACGCGGCGTTGAAGAGAATCAGAGGTTTCTTGGCGTCGAACCCCGAGAGGAACTGATCGTTAGCATCGAGGATCGCGTTGTAGCCCTGTGTCTTCAGGAATCCATAGAATTTCTCATGGTCTTCACCACCATAAGCCGCAGCCTGATTAAACGTTTGATAGGTTTTCCGAAGGGCAGTACCTGACAACGCGCCGTATTTAGGATTATTGTTCACCTGAGCCCAGGTCTTAAACAGCTTTTCGGCTTGGTCCTGCGATGGCGCACGAATTTGCTCTTTTGCAACTAGCGTATACTTAGCTGTTTGGTTAGCAACCGGACGACCCATTATCTGTAGCGTTTTTCGGGCGTTCGCAAGGTGCTTTACAAACATACCGTCATACTTATCGCTATCGGCATCTAGGAAGGTCGTGTATAGGCGCTTGTCTAGGTCGAAGTCGGGAAGGTCTGGGCGGATATGACTGAGCTTTGCGCCCTTCTCAAGAATCACTTCAGACCGCTGCTTGATGTTTGTGTCGCGAATCGTATAGGCGGTTGCCACAGCTAAAGTAGCGCCCGCGGCTATAAATACGGCCTTTGCAATCTTCTTGTTTCGGGTTACGATCCTCCGAGCCTCTTCCGGACTTTTACCGCGCCGAATAAGACGGGCTTCAGCATCAATCTGCGATCGCTCGCGTTTAGCGAGTTTCTCTTCCTTACGGACACCCCACTTCATACCCTTGACGCCGTAATGGACCAAGACGTAATCTACCATTTTGATCCTTTCTAGCTAGGGGATTAGCGATTCCTATCTCGCACGTTGACGAGCGCAAGATCCACCGGGTTGGCCGTCGCGTACTTCAGCATGAACGTTCCGACATTGCGCTTTCCGGCCTTCAGATCGCTAAGCGCCTGCTTGTCCAGGGCATCGGCTGAATCCAAGCGTTTGTTCATGACCTCATTGAACCTTTTGCTCTTTACAGCGGCCACGCCCAAAGGCCCTGCTTTTAGAAACGCCTTGCGCGCACTCCCACTATTAAGGGCGTTACGCGAACGGTTTCGCCGGAACATCACGCTTTCAATGTACTGTTCGCTTGCTCGCTGACTTCGCGCCTTGAGCCCTCGGGTCTTATCCTTCCGAACGCCCCACTTCATGCCCTTGACGCCGAAGTGTCGGAGGGTATTGTCATCTACGTAATAGTTTGTCATTCGAATGCTTCCTTGTGTAGCTTATAGGCAACATACCCATCCATGAGGGCGGCCACGGGGTCAATCTTTAGATCGTGCCGCTTCTTCAGAAGTTTACGGTTACGGTTGGTATCTTCAAGAGTGATACAGTTACCCATCGCGAACTGCATGAGCTGCTGATCAAAGATCAGGTCTCTGTTCTCAGCGAAACGCTTGAGCTCGCCGAGCGGGACTGACTCAGTTCTTGCACCCTGAAGAACCTTCTCGATCCCATAAGGACCGTTCTCGCGCTCCCATCGTTCCACAAACTCTCGCGAGTTGTATGGGTCATAGCCTAAAGTGCGAGTATCGTACTTCATTTCGATGATGTGAGCGTCGAGGTCCTCGTAGACTTCCATCATGTCGAGCACCGTGCCGTTCATGATGCGCAGTGAACCCTCTTCGATGAACTCCTCGTACTTCTGACGCATAGCCGCTGGAAGTTTAAAGAGCGTATCTTCGGAGATATAGCACATGGTCTTCACACCGAATCTGCCTCGAGTAAGCGGGAACAGGAATGTGAACGCACAGAAGTCGTCGCCCATTGAGAGGTCGGCTCCGACAGAGCACGGCATGTTCCAGAACTCTTGCTTTCGGTGCACCACAGTATCCTCGTAGGCGAAGAAATATGTGTAGCCCTCGAGCGGGATCCCGAAGCGCTTAGCTAGAATATCGTTCCTAGCCGCTGGCGCTTTCTCGGCTCGCTCGACATCCTCCTGGTATGTCTCGTAAGAGACGGTCTGCCCAAGAGTCGGACAAGCCTTTAACCACATGTTTGGGTCTGCTACTTCATCGACGTTGTCTAGTTTGTAGTACCAGACTGAAACGCGAGGGTTGTAGTAGTCCCCCCTAAGGATCTCCATGAGTTCCATTTTGATTGTATCGCCAGCACCATTGCGGACTGTACCCTCCGAAGACACAGCGACGATGGTGTACTCATCCGACTTTGATGCGCCCTGCTCGATGGCACCAATGACGTCCTCGCGGATGTCACCAGAAAGCCATTCGTCAACGGTTGCGACCGCAGGGCGAAGCCCTTGAAGCTTGTTGATCGACATCGGCCGGATCTCGAGTAGACTCCCTGTAAGAAAGTTCTCGATACCCTTCTTGGTCGAAGCAAGCTTCTGGCGGAGAGCCCGATTACCAGTCGTGTTCTGGACAGAACCCTCTGTCAGGAACTTGAAGTACGGACCTCTGGAACGAGTGATAGCTGTGCGGAATGGCGAAAGAACCTCTTCCGACTGCTTCATGGTTGGCGCGGTTGTAATCTGGTGCGTAGTCTCAGCTTTGATGGTGAGCCAATATGCTTGCAGACACATAAGGTACATCGACTTTGCCGAACCCCGGGCAACGATCAGAAACTGCTTAACAAGCAGGCGCTTCTTGATTCGCTTACGTTCATAGTGTCCACCGTACCCGTCCTTGTTAGGGACATAGATTTGTCGGTCAACGAAATAGAACCACGATAGCAGGGATTCTGCCCAGAGCTTAAAGCTGTCTAGAAGCTTGAGCGGCGAGCCGTCGGTGAGTGTGAGTTCGTTTTCGCAGAATTTAACGAACCCCTCGATGGCTCCGTCGTCGTAGTAGTAATTCGGATTAGCGATCATCTCGTCAATCCGGTTCATCTCCATAGCGACCTCACGGCATACCGGAATACGTCCAGCTAGGACTTCATCACGAAATCGGCCATAGTAGATCGGCACAGCTGTGTTAGAGAGCGCCATGGATTACCTCTATTCAGAAAGCTCGTAAGACTTCTCAAAAATGTCAGGGTCGCAGGCGTAGAACTCTCCCGCTACGCCCTTGATGATCCAGTGCCCATACGGTGCTTCCATGTCACCCTCGAGAGTTCGGATCATAAGCATTCCATCTTTGGGACGAATCCAGATCCCCTTTGCGGGTTTGGTATTGTCGGACTGTGACTGGTTCCTTGTGCGAAGCGACTCTGGGTTAGTTGCATCTCCCACGAGCCAGTCATAACCATTCTCAACGAGCCAAGACGTAAGCGCATGGGTTTCCGAGGACGTGCCCACGAAATGAGCAGCTTCGATTACGACGGGCTTCTTCCTATAGAAGCGTGGACGGTTGTTCGCGACCATTGTGTTCTCCTAATTGTTTAGCGCCAAGGCGCAGTGTCAAACGGCGTTCTCTCGTACACCACAGGTGGCGTGACGGTCTCGAACGACCCATAGTGAATGGCATTGTGGGTAGCGTGTGACACCGAGATCATCTGTTCTGGATCCAGAATATCAAAGCTTCCACGATGCACCTCTTCGGGAGTAATCGGGTTCATGTGGTGTACAAGAATACGACCAGGAATCTCGTAGCCCTGCACGCCTAAGTCAAAGCCCCGGTCTCTTGAAATTACTTGATCCCGGACCCGCTTCCATTCTGTAGACCGATAGAATCTCTGGTTCAAAAATCGCTCATGACCGAATGTATCGATTCCCACGCCAGCCTTCAGCTTGAGGAATTCGTATCGCGCTTCAAAGGTGTCATACTGGAGAAGATCATCATACGTCTTACGCGTCATCAAGATCCTCTGTCTCTCCGCGATATGACCTGAATGCCTGAAGCGCCTCCTCATAGACTGCTTCACTACGCTTCATGGCCTCGAGGTTCTCCTGCTTTGCCTTTAGCAGTTCGTTCTCGCGGGCCAACTTGTCTCGCTCTAGCCGCTCCCGTTCCGACCCTAGTTTGAGGACGTGCACCACTTCTGCGGAGGTAGCGGTTCCGTCAATGAGACGCCTCTCAACCAGGTCGACGGCGAGCGAGACAAGTTGAGCCTCGCGCCCCTCTGGGGTGGTAGCAGGAGGGCGACGCGCAACAGGCGCTTCTGAAGGAATCTTACGCCGCGGCATCCTTCCCTCCTTTCACCTCAGGGAGTCACTGTAACCCGCATGCCTGCCAGAAGGAAGAGCTTCGTGAGCTCCTGCCGTCCAAGCCAGCCATCGGGATTACTAGTTCTAGTGTGCTTCTTCTGGAATCCGGTAGTTCCGCCGTAACCTCTGGAACCGTCGCCAATCGTGGAGGATCCATAGTGGCCATCGGCGTGCTCTGGCTTGAGCCACTTTGTTCGAACCAGTGCGGTCTCCAGCGTGAAGACCTGATCCGAATAAGCGCCAAGCGGCTCGCCCTGCTTGGGCGGGTCTGCGTAGCGAGCAGCCTTGAGATCCTTGACCGACACCTTGGTTACGAGCTTCGGCTTCGACGTGGGCTTCGGCTTCGACGGCTTGCTCGAAGAGCTGGAGTTAGCGGGCGTGGCCTTCGCATACTTAGGGTGGCAGAAATACAGACGATCCGTAATCTTACGGCGGAGTCGGTAAACCCCATTACCCTGGCTCGACCCAGTCGTGTTGGTGTTGCCCTCGATGGTCGTGACGTAACCCCCATCGACCTTCTCCACGATGCCGACGTGAGCGACACGCCTCTGCGCGGGGTAGTAGACATAGAAAATGTCACCAACTTTGGCGCCCTTACCCTGGGTAACCAAGCCTCGGGACCGGAACCAACTCAGACCAGCCGGAGTCCAAGCATGAAGCGGAATGATCGTACCGAGACCGCCAGCCTTGTTGGCGCACCAGGAAACGAAGATCGCACACCAGGCCGAGGTCTTGAACGCGTTGTTCTTAACCTTGGCCGCATACCAATCGTTGTACTTGACTCGGTTGTTCCAGTTGCCGTTGGAGTCGCGGCCCTCGCGAACACCAATTTCGGCCTTGGCTACAGCCAAGAGCTGCTTTGCAGTAGGTGTCTTAGTTGCCATCAGTGGTTTCCTCCTCAATCACAGGTTCCGAATCCAGGACTTCGACCTCATCGTCGTCCGGGCTCACAACCATCGGAACTTCATCTGCGGGATGCAGAGCGGCCTCGAGATCCTCCTCGGAGAGCTCAAAGTCGACTTCTTCATTAGTCTTCTGCGTTTCACTCATCGTTTACCACCTTCTAGTTACAGATGTAGACACTATCCTAGGGCTTTTGGGGAGTTCTGGGCAGCTACCTACTCGGAAGTAGGCCTCTTGAAAGGATCGGAGCCCTGTGGGGAGGAGCTCCGTATTGGGGTTTCGCTACCCAGAACTCCTCAGAAGCCCTAGGATGGGCCTGAAGTGACCTCCAAACGGACATCCGGGGTTGTAAGACCCCTGGAAAATGTCCCCCCGGAGAAAATACCAGGGTGC